TAGCGAATTTGTGGCCATACTTTGAGGATGCTAGTCCTGAACAAGGTTTCTTAGAAGGTGGTTTACTATTCTATCCGGGCACTAAACCAAACGGCAAAACAGCTGAACCAGTATACAATAAAGAAACTGGAGAATATGGATTTACTCCTAATATAACAGGATTCTACATAGGCAAAGACAGTGACTTAGGTAGACGTATAAAAACAGCCAAGGTAATGGTCGCAGCTACGGGATATTATGAAAGTTTAGGAAGTTCAGACGAAAAAAGATATCCGAACCCCGAGGAGCTTTCCACAAATGATACTATTGTACAAGGCACAGTCTATGTTGAGTCTGCACCAGGTATAGATGAATCTCTAGTGGATGATGCTGAATCTTTTATTACTACGAATAGTAATTTGATAGACGCATTTTTATCCCCTAAACCAGGATTAAGTAAAGTTGGTGAGGTCTTATACAAGTTTTATAATCAAAATCTACGTGTAGCAGGTGTAAAAGAAAAGTTCTTAGACTGGGCTAATCAAAATCTCAGTGCTGCGCAGGCCAAAAAAATTATCAGTGATCCGGGATTGGATGCTATTTTATCAGCAGTGGAAAAGCTCAGCGTGGCAAAATTAGACATGTATCAAAGAGCCAGTAGCGGCACGCACAGTGGTATTAGACAGACTAAGCCGGAAGGTTATGTATACAAAGATCCTGACACAGGTCAATTTGTAAAGGCCATTAGTCAAGCAGACTGGGCACCGAGGAAAGATTAATATGCTACTACGTCAATTATTTGAGGCGATAGAACGCACAGGTAAAAGCACTACCGCAGTAGTGGGTTGGGGTCGAGGCATGGGACATAAAGGCCACATGATGTTGGCAAGTAGTGTGATTACACATGCTGAAGAATTAGAAGGGGATCCGTATTTTGTTGTAAGTAGAACATACGGTCCGGATGACCCGTTACAGCCAGAAGAAAAATTAGCCATATATCGTAAGGTCTTCCCAGAAAAAGGCAATGTATTTCAAACTGCCACAGATGAATTGCCGGATCTCACCCGTGTGTTAACTAATCTTAATAATCAAGGCTACCGCAATGCCGTGGTAATTGTTGGAGCAGATCAAAAGACTGCATTTCAATATTTAAATGCCTATAACGGCAAACCAAATAAAAAAGGAGAAATTGCCTTTGACTTTGATAGCTTAAAAGTTATTAGTAGACAGGAAACAAAAGATCCAAGCAGCAGTGAAGAAGGACCAAGAGCAACTCCCATGCGACAGGTTCTTACAGATTTAGAGAATTTTAGAAAGTCTCATCCGGAATATGATGCAATTCCAGATGAGCAATTACCTTTTACTATCTGGCGTGACGCTATGAGCCCAGCACTCAGTGATGATGAAGTTATGGACCTTATGAACAAGGCCAAACAGCGTATGCAACAAATGGCTACTGCCAAAACTGCTAGGAAAGGCAAATAATGGACGAATTAGAACAAATAAAACGTCTAGCAGGTGTAAACAACTTTCAAGGTTTCAAACCGGTAAATATAGAAAACATCACACACACTGCCGCTGCCATACGCAAGAAAGAACGTGACCTTGGATTAAAGCCAGGTGACAAGGATTGGTTTAAATTATGGTTTACCTTACCGTATATGACCGGCAGTGTCAACAGCCACTTTAGGGGACGTAAGAAGTGAAACTGCGAGAAATACTATCAGAAGTACGTGCAGGAAAAATAAATCAAACGCATCAACAGTCTAGTCGCGGCGTAAACACTTACAAGGACGGAGAACGTGCCAGTGGTGATTACACAGAATATCGTCTTAGCCTGGCACTGGCCTGTGCGGATGGCAAAACTCCTATAGAGATGGATCCTAAATCTTGGTTTGGAAAAAAGAAATTGGCTTTTCCCTATACAAAAATAGAACAAGACATGTTAAAACAAGGTTATAAAGTAGTTGGTGCAAAATATAAAGATCTTAATCATGGCGATCTAAACAGTGAAGAATTAGAAACTGTAAATAAAATCAGTCCTATAGCTAGTCCTAGAAGGAATAAGTACGGCATATGAGAGCACAAGAATTTATTTTAGAAAAATGGAGCAAGAAATATAAAAGCAGTATCAATTGCTCTAATCCCAAAGGATTCAGTCAACGTGCTCATTGCCAAGGACGCAAGAAGAATGAAACAGTAGATGAGTCAGAGTTACCAGTTGTAGAATTAGGCCAAGATCTCGGTAATAAAGAAATGATACCAGAGCGAGAGCTTACTAAGCCCGAGATGAAAAAAAGAGAAGAGATCGTCAAGAGCATGAAGAAAAACAAAGGCGATTTTGAAAAACGATACGGAAACAGTGGCGAAGCAGTGATGTATGCGACCGCTACTAAACAGGCAAAAAAAGCAGCGGAAAACATAAAATCTGATCAGAGAAAAGTAGACGAAGAAAAAAAGAAGAAACGTCTAAGTAAACGGCCGGTATATGGCCCAGGACCTTATGGATTTTATGGCTTTTATCCAGGATATAGTGGAGACAGTGGCAGTGGCGAGGGCGGCGGCGACGGCGGCGGTGTAGGTGAAGCAGCCTATGATGGAAATATTGCTGTAATGGAATTGATAAAATTCTTTCAAGACTATCCTGAATACAAGGACAGGTATAAAGAAATAAAAGGAAAATATGGCGCTCTTGCCGCTTTAAAATACGCATTAGCTAAGATGAAAATTAAATTAGTTGGCGAACCTTTTGTAAGTGAAAACTTTGCTGACGGCAAAGTCAAAGGCAAGAGTCGCCCGGGCCGTGTTAAACGTAGTGGTGCCAGTTGTAATGGATCTGTCACTGATCTTAGAGCTAAAGCAAAAAATGCATCAGGCGAAAGGGCCAAGATGTATCACTGGTGCGCTAATATGAAGTCTGGAAGAAACAAATAAAACAACGAAAATATTTCGTTGCCTATTCTAAATTACAAATCACTCAGTAATTTAACAATTAAAAATGCTGTGTAAAGTGCTAAATATTGCATAGGAGCATATGTATGTTTGAATTTGATTTCACTGTAGATAAACTGGCAAAATGCATTTACAAGAATAAAAATCCGCAATTATGGTATGATGCTTTTTGTGAACATTTTCCAGCGTTTGGCATTATCACCCCAGCTAGAGTGGCAGGTTTTGTAGCACAGTGTCAACATGAAAGTTTAGACTTTACAATTTTACAGGAAAATTTAAATTACGGCGCGAAAGGCCTTAGAGGATTATTCGGCAAATATTTCCCAAATGACGATCTAGCCCGCCAATATGAACGTAAACCAGAGCTAATCGCCAATAAAATTTACGGCGGACGTATGGGCAATGGTCCTGAAGCATCTGGAGACGGTTGGCGTTTTAGAGGACGCGGCATAATCCAAATTACAGGACGTTCTAATTATACACAATGCAGCCGTGATCTATTTCAAGACGATACATTAGCCAATGATCCAGATCTATTGCGAGAACCTCAATGGGCCACTTTAAGTGCATGTTGGTTCTGGCATAAAAACCAATTAAATCAATGGTGTGACGCAGGCGACATGCATACGCTGACTAAAAAGATCAACGGTGGATTTATTGGTCTTGAAGACCGTATTAAGCACTGGAATCTAAACATTGACGTTATGGAAGCAGAGTAGCGATGAAAATTAGAGAAATTCTAGTTGAATTTAAAAAGGGCGTCAAGGCTGTAAAACATAACAAAAAGGCCAAAGATCCTACCAAAGACTTTACCAAGGCTAAAGAAAAATTGGCAACTGTAAAGCCTATGGAACAACGTAAATCAAAAGGCCATGATAGCAACGTTGCTGAAACTGCAACACCAGGTGCCACATCAGCGGGCATGATAGGATCTATAGAAAATCCTCACATAAGCCCCGGTCCTGCTAGAGGAAAAAAATCCTATATAGGAAGTCCAGGAAAATCTGGTACCAAAGCGCCTCCGCAGCCCAAGGTCACACAACCTAAGAGTAAATATGGGACTGCAAAAAATGCACTGGATATGAAGGGTAATATTTTTGGTGGCGGGGCTATCAAAAGAAAATAAATACTATGATAACGGAGTTACAAAATGCACCATATGCATGACATGCCAGAAGACGACCACGAAGCAGCAATGGCTCGGGCCGACCTTTACAAACTAGCACAATACAGTGCTAAACTATTTAAAATGATCCATGAAGGGCAACAACTAGAGGGTTGGGTTCAAGCAAAGATCACAAAAGCAGCAGACTATGTTTCGTCTGTATACCACTTTATGGCTTACGAAATGAAAGTTAGTGAGTATGGAGAGGCATTGGAAAATGCCGGAGTCTACGAAAGTGGTCTACGTGAAATACTTCAACAGAGGTTGTTAGAAGCCAAAGAAAAGGTAAAAGCATTGAAGAGGGTAGACGCTGTAAAACACAAGGCACACAAGTCAGATAAAGAATTAGAAGAAATGAGAAGTATGACCAAAGAAGATGAAGAAAAGTCTTCAACTGGTGGTACAATTGATCGTAGTAAAAAAGGTATCACACGTCATAAAGAAAATCCTGATCGTTTTTCAGACGAACCTCATACCGAACCTCCAAGTCAGGCCAAGTCAAAGAGTGCAGCAGAAAAAGCCGCAGACAAGGCTAGAGACAAAGCACAGGAAAAACAAGGCAAGGATTATGAAAAACGTTTTGGCAAAGGTTCAGTAACCCGGGTAAAAGATGGCAAGAAGGTCAGTGAAGCCAGTAAAAAAGGTGACGGCAATTTAGCTAACAATGCCAAGCCGTACGATAAAGTTACACGTGGCGATGTCATTGCCGGACGTTTAGGTAAAGATGAAATGGGTGGCAAGAAAAAGCCTCCGTTTCACCAAGGAGATAAGAAAGTAAAAGAGACAGCGATAAGTGGAGCTCCACAAAAATCTGGTATCCCGGCAACCCATAAAACCACTGTACCTGGATTGAGAGTACACCCATCGCAATTAAAGAATCAAAGTGCAGCATTAGGCGAAGTTCGCGCTAAAAATCTAAAACAACAGGCAGCTATTGCCATAGCTAAGAAAAAGTCTAAGTAATTATGGACATGAAAAAAATTCTTCAAGCCTATGACAGTGCCAGTCAGTCGAGGCCTGTAGAAGGTTCTAACGACATGAAAAAATTCATGCAGATTGTAGAGGGCCAAGGTCCTCTAGATCGTACGTCACAAGCACAATCCAGTGCAATGCAGACACCGGCAACAAAACACACTGTCGCTAGTTCAGCTCGAGATGTAGATGAAAATGTTAAATCTAGCATGATTGGAAAAAATTTCAAATCAGTTTATAATAAATTATTGGAAACCAAACGCCAATCGGCCAACCCTATAACTGAACGTGTTACACCTAATCCAGACGGCTCATATCCTGATCCCAAGGTGAATAGGTTAACAGGTCAACCAAATCCTCCTGCACCAGAACCTGCGCCAACTAATATAAAGCCTTCCGGTGCCACTGTAGAATTTGGCGGCACAACTTACAATGTAATGGGTACATTTGGTGACGGTATCAGGCCAAGAATAGGTCCCAGTGATAAAGTTATCCCAGCTAAGGCATATGTAAAGGGAGACAAAATGTATGTTTTTCTAGATAATAATGTACAAGAAGATAATTTGAATGAAAAATGTTGGCCCACACATAAACAAATTGGTATGAAAAAGAAAGGCGGCCGGATGGTGCCTAACTGTGTGCCTAAAGAAAATATAAATGTTGACGAAAGTGGTTTACAGTATCATACCGGAGTTAAAAAGCATGGTGAAAAATATATGAGATTAGCCGCTGATGCTGCCCGTAAAGGTGCAAGTCAACAAGAACTTGGCCGATTGAGAGATAAACACAGCAAGGCATACAAAAATAAAGAAGGCAAATGATGGATGAACTGAAACAAATCCTTAAACAGGCGTTTGCCAGTTCATATAGTTTTTATTTAAAGACACAGTATTTTCATTGGAACGTTGAAGGACCTTTGTTTCCCCAATTACATGAATTTTTTGGAAAAATATATGAAGAAGTATACCACAGTATAGACAAGTTTGCAGAGGAAATACGTACACTGAGAACATACACGCCAGGAAGCTGGTCAAGATTTAGTCAATTAAGTGCTGTTGAGGATGAAGAACGTGTGCCTCCAGCTAGAGACATGTTAGAAATTTTACTACAAGACAATGAAATTGTTCTTACCACACTAAGGTCTTCATATACTCTAGCGGAAGCAGAAGGACAACATGGATTAAGTGATTTCTTAGCACAGAGAATCGATGCGCACAGTAAACACTCTTGGATGCTTAGGTCTACATTAAAATAACGGAGATGTATTATGGATATGAGAAATATCTTAGATAAAATTAAACAAATAGAATCAAGACAGAATCTCATGGAGGATTCGCAGCCAAGTCAACCTGTGGGACAACATACTCAGCAAGTAGTACCTAAAAATACCGCTAGACCAGATTCAATATTTTCTACGCTGGTGAGAGAATTTGGTTATGATATAACTGAAGCAGATGCACCAGCACAACCTGCGAAGAGAAATTTATTCCAGAAAATAGGCGACTTATATAAACAAAATGCTGCTAATCTAGCTGCTCAACAACAAGCAGAGGCAGACATGGCCAAACCTGAAAATATTGCTGCATTTAAAGCGTCACTTACGCCAAGTCAATTAAAGTGGGCAAGCGGAGTAGATTTAAGTGATCCTATTATTAGAGCAAGAATTCCAAAACCACAACCTGGTGAAAAACCTGCAGGCACTCCAGTGGGAGGTGTTGACGATGAAGGCAATGTTATGCCTGGATTTACACAAGATGAACAGGGCAACGTCGTTAAAACTGATCCAAACTTTGTAGAACCTGCTACACAAAAATTAGCGCAACAAGGTCGCCAGGCTGCAAAAGAAAAACAATTTGCAGCATCACAGGATCAAGCAGATGCAGATATGGGTAAAGCAATGACTGCTAACGCACAAGCAGCTAGGGAAAAAGAATTTGCAGCATCACAGGATCAAGCTGATGCTGACCTTGGTCAAGCAATGACTGCAAATGCAGCTGGCGGTCCAAGCAGTGTAAATGCACAAGGTCAGAATGTAACTACGCCTGCTGGCATTAATCCTGAAACTGGTGAAAAATATGATAGCGTAGCAAATGCTCCTTTACAATTACCACCAGGTGCAGCTCCAGAACCAGGAATGACTGTAGCAGGAGGCGCTGCGGCAAAACCGTCGGGCGGGGCTGCAAAACCCGCTGCATCTAGTGGGGGATACACTGTTAAACCTGGTGACAATCTAACAAAAATTGCCAAAGCAAATAATACCACTGTCGATGCTATCATGAAGGCAAATCCACAGATTACTGATCCAAATAAAATTATGGCAGGTGGTAAACTATCACTACCTGGAGGTGCAGCTAAACCTGCGGCACCACAAAAGGGACCAAATGGAGAACCTGCTGTGAAAGATCCAAGAACTGGAAAAATGGGATATATGAAACGTACAGGAAGAACCGCAGCATTTGTACCATTTCCAGAAGCTGGAGGTGCAGCTAAACCTGCTCCAGCTGCTTTACCAGGAAAAGCAGTACCAGGAGCCGGTAACATAAGTGATGTTCCTATGCCAGAATCTAATGAACTGGCTCGAATTAAATCACTGATCAGTTATAGATGGTAAAAGAAAACCGCCCTAGGGCGGTTTTTTAATGCCAATGAAATTGATAACAATGCCTCAGTTCATGACCAATTGTATGCACTGTGGTTTTACGTGCAGTAATGATAGTACACTTAGGACCGTCCCAAAAACTACATCCCTCTACAGCATAACCAAAACTCTGTCCTAGTCTTTTTTTGGATTCTGCTGCACAGGCTGCTGTTACATTATCAACCACTAGCCATGTTAGTTCTATAGTTTTATATGCATTTTTCTTTGTATCAAATAATTCTTCAGGATTAAATGATCTTGCATGAGCAACTAAAATTTGGCTAGCAATAAAAAGTGCTAAAATGATTTTTTTCATTTTGGACCTTGACAGGTAGTTACTAAGTATGTATAATACAACAAAGGAGAAGCTATGTCAACCAGGATATATGGGCCCGAAGAACGTGCCAAATTAGAACGACTGATCACAGAGGGCCAAAATATTTTACGCGAAGTTGAAGATCTTCAAGAAGGACTTAAAGAAACTGTAAAGGCTGTGGCAGAAGAACTAAATGTCAAAGCTAGTATTATCAACAAGGCAATCAAAATTGCACATAAAGATAATTGGAAATCTCATGAAGAAGAGTGGAATGAGATTGAAATGATTCTTGGCGTCACAAAAAGATTGCCGGAAGATAAAGATGCGTAAAGAACTAGATGAAGCACTGTGCGCTAAGTATCCTGATATATTCAAGGATAGACATGGTGATATGCGTGAAACCGCCATGTGTTGGGGTTTTCCGGGCGATGGCTGGTACAATATCATTGATAGCCTCTGTGCCACTATCAAGAATCGTGAGTATAATCTAAAACTCAACAAAAAGGAATTTCTTCCAGTCGTTGCTACGCAGGTCAAGGAAAAGTACGGTGGACTACGATTTTATTATACTGGTGGTGATGACTATATAGATGGCGCGGTAGCATTTGCCGAATACATGAGCGAAGTGACTTGCGAAGTTTGCGGCAAGCCCGGCAAACAGCGCGGTCATAATTGGATGTATACCGCATGTGACGAACATATACGGGAAGAGGATAAAGAATGAAAACCTTGTTAGCATATATGTGTTATTATCTTGGTGACTTTGTAAGTAAGTTTCTAACTATTACCAATGGATATGTATATCCACTCTATAGCAAACTTATGCTATGGAGCAATGATTTGGATACAGAACACAAGATATGGAGTAAGCCCAATGAACACCTATCAAACAAAACGTGACGAGTGTGTGATCATATCTTATAACGACCGCCAGGGATTTTTTTTCTGGTGTAAGGATCATAAGATTATTGTAAAATATGAGGGTGATCTTGATCCATGGCAACCCTCACATAATCATACAAAGGATAGAAAATTAGGCACTGATCCAAAAGAGGTATGGCATGGCCGTTGGTGTTGACTTCTTATTTTTGGCAGCATAACGGGTGCTTATGCATTTTTGAGAAGAGGACTGGCATGGCCGTTGGTGTTGACTTCTTATTTTTCCTGTGTCAATGTATTCGGTTTCGGCCGGGCAGTGAGTTGGTGGTAATAAATAATTGCTGTATAAGGCAGGCGAGGCCATAAACCGCATCTTAGGTATTTGCAAGCCACAAATTGCATAGGAGATAAATTTTGTATGTAGATGCTTTTTTCCAGCGTGACGCTGATATTATCAAGGTTGTAGAACGCAACACAGAAGGCAAGAGAATATTTAAAGAATATCCTGTACGCTATACCTTCTATCATGAAGACCCACGTGGCAAATTCCAAAGTATATTTGGTGAATCTCTAAGTAGAGTAATCTGCAAGAACAGCAAAGATTTTCGTAAAGAACTAGCCATTCACTCTAGCAAGAAACTATACGAAGCAGATCTAAATCCAATTTTTGTCTGTCTCAGTGAAAACTATCTTAATCAAGATGCTCCTAAACTAAATGTTGCATTTTTTGACATTGAGGTAGACTTCGATCCGGAGCGAGGTTATGCGTCGCCAGATGATGCATTCATGCCCATAACCGCTATTGCTGTGCATCTGCAGTGGATGGATACCTTGATCTGCTTGGTAGTTCCTCCTAAGGGACTAGGACTGATAGAAGCACAAGAATTGGTGAAAGATTTTCCAAACACACACGTCTTTGAAACTGAAGCAGAACTGTTAGATACTTTTTTAAACCTAATACAAGATGCAGATGTCCTGAGTGGGTGGAACTCCGAGGGTTATGATATCCCCTATACTGTAAATCGCGTGACTAAGGTGTTATCTAAAGATGACACTAGACGTTTTTGTCTCTGGGATCAATATCCTAAAAAACGCGAGTATGAAAAGTTTGGCAAAACAGCAACCACTTATGATCTCATAGGTCGTGTTCATTTAGACAGCCTTGAACTTTATAGAAAATATACCTATGAAGAACGCCATACCTATAGACTGGATGCCATTGGTGAAACGGAGATTGGAGAACGTAAAACAGTCTATGAGGGCACACTTGATCAACTGTATAACAATGACTTCCGTAAGTTTATTGAATACAACAGACAAGACTGTGCTCTGTTAAACAAACTAGATCAAAAACTTAAATTCTTAGATCTCAGTAATAAACTTGCACATGAGTGCACCGTGCTTCTTCCAACCACAATGGGGGCAGTCGCAGTTACTGAACAGGCTATCATCAATGAATGTCATCGTAGAGGATTTCAGGTGCCTGGTCGTCATAAGCGGGATGACAACGAGGACACACAGGCAGCAGGTGCCTACGTGGCCTATCCCAAAGAAGGTCTCCAAGATTGGATTGGATCGCTAGATATAAACAGTCTGTATCCAAGTGCGATTCGTGCGCTAAACATGGGGCCAGAAACTATCGTAGGCCAGCTACGACCAATTAATACCAAACAGTACCTTGATGATCAAATGACTCTTAAAAAGAAATCTTTTGCGGCGTCATGGGAAGGTATGTTTGGGTCGTTAGAGTATGAAGCAGTGATGCGTAAAGACAAAGCCTTCGATATAACTGTAGACTGGGAAGATGGTGAATCTCATGTTCTCAGTGCTGCTGAAGTTTATAAATTGATTTTTGACAGTCATCAACCATGGATGCTAAGTGCAAATGGTACCATCTTTACCTATGAGAAAGAAGGTATTATTCCTGGACTACTAAAACGCTGGTACGCCGAACGCAAAGAAATGCAGGCGAAATTAAAAGAGTCAATTACCGCTGCTAACAAGGTTGAAGAAGAATACTGGGATAAACGTCAGTTAGTAAAAAAGATCAATCTAAATTCTTTATATGGAGCTATTCTCAATCCCGGATGCAGATTCTTTGATAAAAGAATTGGGCAAAGTACCACACTTACAGGCAGACAGATTGCCAAGCACATGGCTTCAAAAGTCAATGAAATCGTTACTGGTGAGTATGATCATGTGGGTCGTGCTATCATCTATGGCGACACTGACTCCTGCTACTTTAGTGCTTATAAAACATTGCAAAAAGACATAGACAAAGGCGCCATACCTTGGACTAAAGAAACTGTCACCCAACTCTATGATCAAATAGCTAACGAAGTCAATGGGACATTTCAACAATTTATGTTGGATGCTTTTCACTGTCCTAAAACGCGAGGTGAAGTGATCAAGGCTGGTCGAGAAATAGTCGCATCAAAAGGTCTTTTCATAACTAAAAAACGTTATGCAGTTCTGTACTATGACAAGGAAGGTAAACGAATAGATAAAGACGGTAAGCCCGGAAAAATTAAGGCCATGGGCTTAGATCTTAAAAGGTCTGATACTCCAGAATTCATACAAAACTTTCTAAGCGATGTACTTGAACGTGTGCTCACAGGCAGTACTGAAAAAGATGTTCTGGACTTTATCACACAATTTAGAATTGATTTCAAGGCGAGGCCAGGCTGGGAAAAAGGATCACCCAAACGTGCCAATAACGTAACAGAATATCAACATAAAGAGGAACGTCAAGGCAAGGCCAATATGCCGGGGCATGTAAGAGCTAGCATTAATTGGAATACCTTAAAACGCATGTATCATGACAAATATTCCATGAGTATCGTAGATGGTTCAAAAGTCATTGTGTGTAAATTGAAAGACAATCCCTTAGGATACACTAGTGTGGCTTATCCGGTAGATGAATTACGACTGCCAAAATGGTTTCAAGAATTGCCATTTGATCACGCCGAGATGGAATCTACTATCATTGATAACAAATTAGAAAATCTAATTGGCGTTCTTAATTGGGATATACAGAGTACTGAAGAGAAAAATACATTTAATAAATTGTTTGACTTTTCTTAAAAACCTAAATATAATCAACTTAAAAGGAAATAACATGAAAGATATTTTACAAGACATTATAGCGCACACATACTCGCTGGGATTTCTGCCTTTAATCAAGGTCACAGGGTCCGGCACAGAAACTGTTATTGAATCTCTAGCCGAAGATCGCACAGTAGTCATGGATGCAAAGACACACAAAAATGTGGATGAATTTGAAGGCGTGTTCGGCATGCCTAATTTAGATAAATTAAATTTACATTTGAAAAATCCCGAATATAAAGAAAATTCTAAAATCACAGTAATCACAGAAGTACGCAATGGCAAGGATATGCTTACAGGTATACATTTTGAAAATGCCGCAGGAGACTTTGTCAACGACTATAGATTTATGGTTGCAGATATTATAAACGCCAAGTTGAAAACTGCTAAGTTTAAAGGCACAACTTGGGACATTGATTTTCAGCCCAGCGTCGCTAGTATTCAGCGATTGAGATTACAGTCGCAAGTACACACAGAAGAAAACTTTTTCCAGGTAAAAACAGAAAACAATAATTTAGTTTTCTTTTTTGGAGATGCTAGCACACACGCAGGCAGTTTTGTATTCCAATCAGATGTCAAAGTAAAATTTAAAAATAATTGGGGGTATCCGGTTACCCAGGTCAACGCTATATTGGGTCTCGGTGGTGATATTACAATGTTTCTAACAGATCAAGGTGCCATGCAAATTACTGTTGACAGTGGACTAGCCAGATACAACTACATTTTGCCCGGACAATCTAAATAATGAATAAAAATCTTACTGCATCCCAGAACGACTATGCAGTATTCTTGCCTGCTACATCTGGATTTTATGCCACGTTTATAGGCAAACAACGTTTTTCAAATTATGTCGATCCTGGACGTATTCCAAAATGTTTTACCAGCGGTGTAGAAAGTCTTAATTACTTGGAACCAGACAAGGGACTATTTTATTATAATTGGTGTTTATATAGTGCAGGTCATGCTAATTTAGATCTGAACAAACGTGATGATAGCGAGGATATGTTTCGTAATCGCGATCGTACAACATCATGGGTCTTGGGAGATAGTGGTGGCTTTCAGATCGGTAAAGGAGTATGGGAAGCGGACTGGAAAGATCCTAACTGTCCCAAAGCACAAAAGAAACGTAGCCAAGTGTTGACATGGATGGATACACTTATGGATTACGGCATGATTCTAGATATCCCAGCTTGGGTAGCTAGATCTCCAGCGGGACAAAAAGCCACTGGCATTTCT